ATGTCAAAGCTCACGAAACGAACGATAGACGCTCTCCAGCCGAGGGACAAAGACTATTTCGAATGGGACGATGAACTGGCTGGCTTCGGCGTTCGCGTATGGCCGACAGGCAAGAAAACCTATGTCGCTCAGTACAGGGCAGGGAAGCAGACGAGGCGCTTCAAGATCGGCAGTCACGGCGCCCTCACAGTCGAGGAGGCCAGGAAGCAAGCCAAGACTGTCCTAGGCGATGTGGCGCGCGGGGAAGACCCGCAGCAGGACCGAGCCACACGCCGGAAGTCGCTTACTGTCAAAGACCTCTGCGACACCTATTTCGCGGCGGCCGACAAAGGTCTGATCTTCGGGAAGCGCGGCAAGCCAAAGAAGTCGTCAACGCTGTATGTGGATAGGGGAAGGGCGAACCGTCACATAATCCCGCTTCTTGGCAACAAACTTGTGCAGGATCTGACCACCGCTGATGTCGTCAAGATGATGCGAGATGTCACCGTTGGGAAGACGGCACTGAATGAGAAGACCGAAAAGCTACGGGGTAGGGCCATCGTGCAAGGTGGAGCCGGTACCGCATCGCAAGCCGTCACGCTCATGAGTGCAATCCTAACCTATGCGACGTCCGAGGGCATCGTTCCTTACAATGTTGCCCGCGGCATTCAGAAACCCGCCGTAGGAAGGCGCACGCGACGGTTGACCGCTGACGAATATCTGTCACTCGGCAAGGCGCTGGACGCGTCACAGGGTGAGCCATGGCAAGCGGTGGCCGGTATCAAGCTTTTCCTGCTCACGGGCTTCCGTCTCCAGGAGATAGCCGCTCTAAAATGGAGTGAAGTGGACGAGGCTGGCAGTTGCTTCAGGCTTGGTGACAGCAAGACAGGCGAGAGCGTTCGTCCAGTGGGAAGACCCGTCTTCGACGTCCTGAAATCGCTTAAGCGCATTCCCGGCAATCCGCATGTCTTGCCGTCCCCTCGAAAAGAGGAAGGGTATTACACGGCGCTGGACACGGCCATGGAGCGCGTTACGGAAGCGGCGGGGATATCTGGCGTCACGTCCCACACTTTGCGCCACAGCTACGCCTCCGTGGCTGGCGATCTAGGGTTCACCGAGATCACGATATCGGCTCTGCTTGGCCACGCGGCTGGGAACGTAACCCAGCGCTATGTGCATCATCTGGATACGGTATTGATAGCGGCAGCCAATAAGGTTTCAGGTGAGGTCGAGCGGATGATGACCGGCAAGTCTGCGAAGGTGATCGATTTGCCGAGGCGGGCCTAGTCCTTTTTGTGCTCATAAGGGATATCGTCTGGGAGGTTGAACGGGTCGTCACCCAAGTACGGCGGTTCCTCGTGGAATGGGCTTTCGTTTCTCTCTCGCCAATTGTCCATCTCAAGATCTTGCCAATACTGCAGGCGCTCATCGACCATGGATTTGAACTTGGGGTCGACGCCGTGACCTAAGTTGCGAACCGTCTCCTCAATTTCCTGAATCAGATAATCGACGCCTGCGGGCGTATCTTTTGAGTCCTTCAGCATCGAGACCATGTTGGCCAGCTCGAGGAGCTTTTCTTCTAGCGTCACTTCAGCCGGGAAGTGTTTTTCGAGGCACCAGACTATAGCCTCGTTCATAGACATGCCAGCTTGTTCCGCCTTCACCTTGATTCGATCTCGCATTCCAGGCGGCAAGCGCAGTTGGAACTGGTCATAGTCTTTGACCTTCGATTTTTCCCGCTTCATTTTCAAACACTTCCTGCAATCATATCACATAGTGCTAGGTTGTGCTTGACCTAACCACGGTTTTATCCCTTAATGCAATCATAGCACAGAATGCTATGGCGAATTAAGGAGATGGTTAAGTGACAGTTATCACAGAACGCCCGAGGCTCCGACGCGCAGAAGTGCCGGCCTACCTGCTCGAGAAGCACGGAATCCCGATCGCGCTCAATACTCTCAACAAGATGGCTACAGTCGGCGGCGGCCCTGCAATGAGGTACGCTGGCCGCATCCCGCTCTACGATGTCATCGATCTGGATAAGTGGGCTGAAGAGCGCCTGTCCGGCCCTGTTTCATCGACGTCGGGTAGGGCGGCATGATGGTCAACCGTAGAAAAGAAAATGGCCCGGCGAGCGTTGGCGCGCTCCCAGACCGTGGCTCAATAACTCACCCCTGCATGAGGAAAGAAGAAATGAACGAGGTAACGAATACCACGGCTTCGGCCGCAACGCTAGACATAGCTGATCTGGAAAATCCGCTTGCTGATGCCACCCGCATGGCGTCGATCACCTCGCGGTTGATAGGCGACTGCCTTGGCGGTCCGAATGACAGCAACAAATATTACCTCACCGACAACCAGATCGAAGACATGCTGTTCGCCACCTACCAGACTGCTGACCTCATCAAACGCATTTACCAGACTTGGGAAGCGATCCTTGAGGCCAATCGCCGGGAAGGAGCTTCCGCATGAGCGCGCCTTCTCTCGCACAGCGCAAGCTGCTCGACATTACCGACATGATCAACACGGTCAAATACCTCAATGGCGCGCTCTTCATGGCCTGCGGTGACGTTGCCGATCATCAGAAGACAAACGCTCTCCAAGCGGTCTGTGATGAAGTCGAGGCGCGCATCTTGATTATCGTGGATCGAATTGAAGAGCTTCGGGAGGAACTGGCATGAGCAAGTTCGTCATCGAAAAGAGCGATTGCCTCGATTCCGCCGCCCGCAATCTGAACGACCTTTTGGATGTCATTTGCCAAATTCAGTTCGAGTGCGGCCCTGATCAGGGCGACCGGCGCGTCGACAGCCTCCTCTGGATTGCCCGCGATATGTCCGAGGGCATTGTGGACCGGACGAGCAATAGGTCAGCGCAGCCTGCCACGGCCGACAGCATCGAAGGTATCTCCGACGTTGCTGGTGCGGAAATCGAACTTCTTTCCGAAATCATGGCCCTGACAGCAAAGTTTCAGCGTCGGCGGCAAGCCGCCCCGATCGAGAAAGCCGCCATGTGGCTGTCAGAGCAACCGCAAGACCTGCCGAACAATCTGGGCTTGCTCCAGAACATTTTCAGCCTGACGGCGGCGCAAGCAGCCCAGGCACTCACCTTGGCGAACCAGTACCGCCAGAACCGGAGGGCGTTCGGTTGAAGGCAATCCACAAGTCGAACCGTGATGGCTCCGAGCGCGTAATGCTCGGTAAAGTCATCTGGAAGGAGAAGCCGGCGCACAAGAAGGCGCACAGGCTGGATTGGCAACACTCGAAAGAGTTTCAGCGTTTGCGGGAAATTGAGAAGGTTATCCGCCACCGACACGGCGGTATGATCCCAGATCCGGTTGGGACGGACGATTTTGATCTGTGCATCTCATATCTTCGGGCTGTCGCTCTCACGCCACGTTCACAGGATGTGGCTTCATGGTGCTCAAAGTGGGCGCCTTGGATCGATCCCGTCACGCTGCAAACGCTGTCGGCGCTTGGTCTTAATCGTCGGTGGATGATCAAGGCCGATGCTGTCGCAAAGATGCTTCTCGTCACCATGGAAGAAAGATCAAAGCTCGGGCTCCGGACTATAGGCGCCTGCGATATGGACCGCGAGGAGAGAAACAGGACTGCCAAGGCGACCAAACAAGAACGCGACCGTAACAGACAGGAACAGAAGCGCAGAGCTGAAGGTCGAGCGGATCGCAAGTCCTACGAGGCGGCATCACTCTCGAAGCTTCAACCGTGGTTGGCAGAAGGCATCACCCGTCGAACATGGGAACGGAGGCGTGTCGCAAGTCTATCGCGAATAGAAGAAACATGGATTGGCGACACACTTGCGTCAAAGCCAGAAAATCAACAGGCGGCACAACAATCTCGATCAGGACAAGCTCGCGTAGCGGGGTTGTCTGCGGGTCTGGGGGATCATCCCCCAGCGGGGCTCCAAGGGGCAGTGCCCCATGGGAGTGGCGACGGTTTCCAGAATGGGAGGGCGGCCTGATGGAAGTCACTCAGACCGCGCAAATCATACCTTTCCCTGTTGATCATGAAGTCCTGTTCATCAGGGAGACAGCCCGCATTCTCATGATCCGTCAAGGCCCATCTGCTGGACGGTTTTGGCAGATGACCTGCCGGCGACTTTATGCTCGCCTTCAGGTCCAGGGAATGGCGCATGCGGACATCGACCGGGAAGTGAAAAGCTTTTCAGCAGCTGTGTTCGCCCAGATTGACCGTGTGACTGCCCTCCAACATCACAATCCCAGAGGTGCAGCATGATCCTGCGCCCGATCTGCGATTATTTGGATTCCGATGGCCGTCGCTTCGTGTTTACCCGCTTCGGTGAATCTGATGGCCTAGCTTACGGCTTGGCGCTCGATCCGCGCCCCAAACGTTGGCGCCATAGACGAGCTGCCTATGACGAGACGCTTGGCGATCTGATGGGCGAGAATGCCGTCCTGATCTGCCCATGGCCAGCAAATGATTGGGACATCGTGTCCTTCTTCAAATTCGCCCCGGATGAAAACCGCACCGGATTCAAGTGCCGTGTCTATGGAGAACTCATCGCATGAGCAGCCTTGTACCTATCGAGCCTGGGCAGTGGATTCTCTCATTCCACCAGCCCTATGGCCTCTACGACGGAAAGACGATGGAAAGCCGCCTTGAAGAAATGGCTTTCCGGCACTGGATGGACGGCACCAGCGCCGACGAGATGTTTTTCGTCATGCAGGTGCAGAAGGTGATGCCGAAGACTTTCACTGTCTATAGCTCCTGCCGTTACATCAGCGAAGGCGAACGCCTCTATCGCTTCAACGTCGTCGCCGCTCTGAAAACGAGAGAGGCGGCGCTTGCCCTGCGAGATAAGCTTTTCGGCATTGGCGAAGATGTGGGCGACCGCATCGAAAAGGAAATGTATCGCCGCATCGAGAGGTATTCCGAACGCGAGCAAGCCAAGGGCCTGAAGCGTGTTCGCCGATGCCTGCCGGAATTCTTCGGGAGGGGCAAATGACCGTCACCAGCCTTTCCCCAGCTTCGCAGTTTGATGTGGCGATTGTCCGCAACGCCGCCGCTGATCTGCGGCCGATGCTGGTGTCTGTCCGCAACAAGGCATTTGCGACAGAGCACCTTGTCAGCGGGGCAAAGAGCCTCGGCAGCATCGTGCTTTATTACGCCAAGTGGCTGAAAGTCTGGCACCAGTCGGGGCTTGAAACCACATGGGCCATGCATTTCAGCGGCCAGCAGTTCCCGAACGGCCGGCACGCTGTCGCGGCTCTGCAAATCAAGACGGAGATGGCAGCGGTCACTGCGCTTGTCTCCGGTAAAGCCCACTGGATTGCGCTTCCTCACGTCGAGAACACGCGCCGGGCGCTGATAACCAATCTCCTGAAAACCATGAACGCCCTGGACGCCGCGATTGAAGCATGCGCCGTTCTCGAAGGCCATGCATCGAACAAGGAAGCCTAAAATGATCCTGCTCGAAATCATCAAGATCAAGCTGCAGCTGATTGCCCGCAAACGGAGGGCTGCGCGATGACCCAGATCCTCAATGTCACCCGAAACGACGATGGCCAGTTCGAAATCGTCAACGCTGCCGGCAAGCTGGTGGAAGGTCCGTTCGAAACGAATGCGGCGGCATGGAAAGCGCTCGATCGGATCGACAACGACGACGCCAACCGGCCGGACAAGCGGCGCAGCAACAAAAAGGTTCTCTGGGGCAAGCCCGAGAAGAAATCGAAGAAGCAACGCCGTCGGGAGAAGCGCCAGGCCGAGCAGCAGCATGGAAAGATGACGCCGAAGCAGGAGCACCAGATGAAGGTCAATGCTGCAAAGGCCGTCGGCTGGGTGCGCACTGTCGCCGCTGCAAAATTCGATCCGGTCGCAAAGCGTGCGTATAGAGATCACAAGCTCGGCACGTTCGGCGCCGCCTCTGAGGTCCGCAAGATTGATCCCGCGCAGTATCTGGCCGAGAAAGCGGCAAGGGGTGAAATTTGAACCGATCACCCAACGGCATCAATGTGCATCGCTTCCTTGAAGGCTACGGCGTCAAGGTGCTGCCGTATCATCTCAAGCGCGACCCGCGACCTGCCAATGTGGTCTACGGCGGCCGGGAAGTGGCGCGCCTGATGCGGAAGGACATCGACAGGACCGGAATAACCGTTCGCTGCATCCAGGCCAGCAACCCGGTTTGCTTCGATGACATCTATCTCTGGTCAATATGGCGGTTTCTTTCCGTCCATTTCCCCCAGAGCGAGGCAAGGGAAGCGATTGGCGCGTTTTCCGCTATCGATGTTGCCGAGATCAAGAAAACCGCTCTGCGCCTCTCTGTGGGGGGCGGTGGATCACTTACAAAACAGTCTGTCGCTATCGGTATCGAGTTGGCGCGCGCAATTCTTCAGAAGGAACAAGCTGCATGAGCAAAAACGCATCCATGACCGAAGCGCAGGGTGCAATCCTCGAGCGACTGATTGAGGCGTTCGAAACGGATATAGCCCTGCCGGTGCGCGTCGGGCCGCAGGCCTTTGGATCGTCCATGCCGGATTATATTCACACGCCGGCTGAGAACTTCGCCAGAGAGCGGGAGGACATCGCGGAAGGCGGTCGCTGGAAAAAGGAAATGGAAGCATCGGAACGCCGGAGAACCGAACGCCGCGCCAAATGCTCTCGAGAACGCATATCGCGGATGGAAGAGGCCTTCGATTGGATCAGGCGCTTCATATGGGACGATGAAGCCCGCCAGATCCTGCTTGCATATGCCGAGGTAAAGGCCCGCGGATGGGACTGGAGCCGGTATTTGACGAACCGAAACCGCCGTAACCCGCAGAAAAAAGCATGGATTAAACGAACAGTTCAGCGGTGGATTGTTCGGTCTTTGCAAATAATTGAAGATGGCGTTCGCCAGAGCGGAGCAATCTGGCCCTTGGAGGCCGGTTTACAGGTGGCCCACGAAGAGGCAAAACACATGGGCAAATCAATAAGATCGGGTTTGCGTTCGTGGACAGCCCCCGAAGAAATGCCCGCTGCGTAGCGGATGAAGAGCCGGAGCTGCCACAATTCAAGGGCAGTAAATTTTTCAAAGCGCATTGCGTCGGTAGGATGGATGTAGCAAGATGGCGGCTAAGAGATGATCGGGTGCCAGCCCAACCATCTCCCGCGCGGTTGCAGTCATCTGCTACCCGTACCAAGACCGAGGAGCGATACCAAGTGTTTGTGAGACACGTCGCTTCCTCGGTCTTTGCGCATTATCGGCAGCTTATCGCCTTGAGATCAATGCTGTTTTTTTCTGCATTACCAACAGGGGCCCTTGACTATTTGCTTGGACTCCAGATCGCCAACCGGCGGCAACAAAAAGCCATTTCTTTTCAACAATATATACGCGCACACATGCTGTGCGACAGGTATTTGATTCGAAAAAAATATTTTGCTTCAATCCGTTTTCAGACTTCAAACAGACATACGAGCTAGCGGTGATTACATCAACATTCCGTAAGCTACTGAATCTATAGTGAAAAATTTGCTGTGGCATTAGGGTCGCAAGACGCGCTGGGCGCAGAAGCGAAATGAAATTCGTCGCCAGCGTGAAGCTCGAAAGCGCGAGGCGGCATAGCCCACACTCGGGAGCGCGTATGCGTGCGAGGCTTCGGCCTCCCCGGTGTCCATCAGGAAGCGGCCAGCCAACTCGGGCATGGGCGGGCACGATAAAGAGAAATTCCAATCTCTGCCGCTCCTGATTTAATTCGCCCAACAGGGCAACGGAATGTGAGGCGGCGCTGAAGGAAGCGCTCATGGGATGCGTAGGGTTCCCAGCCATTGCCCCTGCCGAAGCCGAAAGGTGGGTTGCCGACAACAGCCGGTATCAAGTCCGGCCCTCGCAGCAAATCGGGAGCAGCATGGCGTGGGCCGTGGAATGCCGAGAGGCGTCCTCTCCCGATACTCATCAGGAAGTAGTGGCTGGCACCATGCCGGCGGATTATGTGGTGTGCGGTTGGTTTCCTCCACGGCCAGTATCCAAACTCCGCCTTCCTGACTTATTTGCAGAAAGTGCAAAGAACTGTTGGCCGGCTTCGGCTTGGTCCTCAAGACCTCAGAGGGAAAACAGGCTCCCGTAGCTCAGCTGGATAGAGCGCTGGGCCGCGATACGGTTCACAGGTCACAGGTTCAAATCCTGTCGGGGGCCTGCCTCTGGGGCAAATCAGATCGTCAGTGAGAGCCGAGAAGGCGAAGCGACGATAGCAGCGCAGGAAAGTTACGGATCGGAGAGCCTGCGCCTCGCTGATGATCCAGACATTTCACCAGCCCCGCCCGTAACAAGGTGGGGCTTATCGATTCAGGAGATGAGCATGGCAATCCAGTACGTGATTACCGAAGCCGAGTATCAGGACTTGCTCAACCGCCTCGAATTGTCCGAGCTTCGCGACAAGAACGTCTGCGATCCATACCGTCCGCTTGATGATGCATGGCGCAATCTCTCCGAGAAGGAGAAGGCGAACATGAAGGAGGCGATCGATAGCGTCCACAGGGGCGTGAAGTTGGTTGTCGTTCGATGGGCTCAGCAGATGGGCTTCGACGGTCGCCGAAAGGAGCCTCCTAACCCCATTCACCCGCCCACATGGAGAGAGCGATGACCGAGCGATCGGCAAAACCTGGCCGAACGCTTTGCATTAATCCATGTTGCAACCGAACAGCGCCGTCCGATGAGTTCCCCGGCGAGATGATCTGCGGCAAGTGCTTCAAGAGCCTGCCGCAGAACGTCCGTAATGATCACCGCTTCTACTGGAAGCAGATCAGGACGTGGCGGCGCCGAATTGCCAAGACGACGGATGAGATCAAGCTGGTCCGCATGCGCAACCTTCTGAACATGTGGGAGCACCGCCTCGGTGACCATTGGGACGAAGAGATTAAGGCGCGCGTTACAAACCTGGAGAAGCCGGAAGGGCTGGATGGATTTCTTGAGGAGCTTGGGATCGCATGACCACCACCGAGCAAGAGCGGGAGAGCCGCATGACCCTATACCACAAGAAGGCTGATGGGATCCTGATGATCGAGCCAGATGGGAGCGCACGCTTTCTGACGTTGCGAGAACGCGTATGGCGGCGCATTCGCATCACGGCTTATCTGCTGTTCGGGCCTATCTCGTAGAAAACCATTATCGCGAACGACAAGAGAACTTGCCGACCTGAACTTAGCTATCCAATCAACTTAGCAATCACATCCTCGGGCTCTTCTCGCACTGCGATGTGTGAGAGTCTTCCGTCTCCGTCCGCAGCTGCGATCAAAATGTAAGTTTGATTCTCGCCCGACTTTCTAACTGCAACGACCATGTCAGGATTTACGTAGACCGATTTATCGTTGACGCCGACTTGGTTGAATTTAACGAACCTCATTCTCATCTCCCAAAGGTTACCCATGCCAGTAGCTGCGGGTCTATTTCAGCAAATCCTCGATGCTATAATTACTCCATCCCAGGCTTGGTATCGCTGGAATGCGCGGGATCGCCGGGATGGAAGGAATAGGAGGGATTGATGGTATGCTCTTGATCGATGGAATTTGCTTGATTGGGGGAATAGGTCCACCCTTTGCTCCATTAGTAAACGCAACGGCGTTGCCATTCAAATCGCGGATCCAGCCGTCCTTTACCCGGCCAATCTGCTTACCGGAGTTGTTGTACAAATTCTCGCCGTGCAATTTCCCAAGGGCCTTCCCGCCCCAAGAATACAAAACGCCGTTGGAGTTTATGTAATGAGTTGCGCGGCCACTGCGATCATGAAAGTCCATGGTCATTCTTCTAATCCTCCCGGTTGAATTAAATCAAAGGAAATCAAATTTGGCGCGAGGTGGCAAGGGTACCGGACACGGCCGATGCGCTGTCAAAACCCTCCGTCCACAGATCGCCACCATCAAGCCACTGATAGGCAGAGCGACAGGGGATGAGAAGGCAAGGCACCGTGAGCGCGATACCTCGCAGCAATGGCGCCAATGGTACAAGACCAGCAGATGGCAGAAGCTCAGATGGTCAGTCTTGGTAAGGGATAACTTCACATGCCAGCGATGCGGCAGAGTTGATGTATCCAAGAACGGCCTGCACTGCGATCACACAGAGAGACACGGAGGAGACGAGGCCAGGTTCTGGTCTGGTCCATTCCAGACGCTGTGCGCACACTGTCATAACAGCGACAAGCAACGCGAAGAGCGACGCGCATAGCTACAAGGTAATCCGGGGGGGTAGGCAAAAGCTTGAAAAGGCATGTCTTTCTAGACCCGCGACCCACTCACGCGCACAATTTTTTTACCGAAGCGAGAATTTGGAGCCATGGCAGGTAACAAAAACAGCGGTCGGCTGCCCTTTGCGCCTTCTGACGATGATCGCAACAAAGTCCGAGTTCTTCGGGCAAGCGGCATGTCTCAGGAGGCAATTGCAGAGGCGATCGGCATTTCGGTGAAGACGTTGGTGGTGCATTTTTCTGCTGACATGGAAATTGCGAGCGCAAAGGTGACGGCTGATATCCTGATGGCTCGTTATTCCGAAGCCATGAAGGGCAATGTGACCGCTCAGAACAAGATGCTCGAGCAGGTTGGCGCCGTGAAAGCGCAGGAGAAGCGCGCTCCGAAGCCGGAGAAGATGGGCAAGAAGCAAGAGCAGAAGCTGGCCGCCCATAGCGTCGGTGGTCGCTTTGCAACGCCGTCTGCACCGAAGCTGATCGTGAGCAATCATTGATGTGGGACACAAGCTGTCAGGATTGGGAACGGCGCATCGTCGCCGGTGAATCGCTCATCCCGTTCGATCCCTTGTTCCCAGAGGAAGCAGACGCAGCGCTTGACGTCTTCAAGTCTCTCAAGATCGTGGATGCTCCTGGCAGCCCGACGTTCGGGGAGGCTTGCGAGGAGTGGGTATTCGATTTCGTCAAGGCCATCTTCGGCGCCTATGACCATGAGACGGCCAAACGGAATATCCGCGAGTTCTTTCTGCTGATCTCGAAGAAGAACTCCAAGTCGACCATCGCCGCCGGCATTATGCTGACGGCTCTAATCCGCAACTGGCGACACTCGGCAGAGCTTCTGATCTTGGCGCCGACGATCGAGATCGCGAACAACTCATATGGACCGGCCGCGGACATGGTGCGCGCTGATCCCGATCTGACGGACCTTCTGCACATTCAGGATAACTTCCGCACGATCACCCATCGCGTGACCGGCGCAAAGCTGAAGGTGGTCGCTGCTGATACTGATACGGTTGGCGGCAAGAAGGCGGCTTTCGTTCTCGTGGACGAACTCTGGATCTTCGGCAAGCGCAACAACGCGGATGCCATGCTCAGGGAGGCCACAGGCGGCCTTGTGTCGCGTCCAGAGGGATTTGTGATCTATCTGTCGACGCAGAGCGATGCGCCGCCAGCGGGCGTCTTTAAGGCGAAGCTCGACTACTTCCGAGACGTGCGGGACGGCAAGGTTGCCGATCGCAAGAGCCTCGGGGTGATCTATGAGTTTCCGAAGGCGATGATCGAGGCGGAATCGTACCTCGACCCGAAGAACTTCTACATCACAAACCCGAACCTTGGCCGCTCTGTCAGCGCCGAGTGGATCGAGGAGGAGCTCGTCAAGGAAGTCGCCAAGGACAGCGAGACGCGCAACACGTTCTTGGCCAAACACCTGAACGTCGAGATCGGAATGAACCTCCGGTCTAACCGCTGGGCTGGTGCGGACTTCTGGGCCGACAAGGCGGACGCAGGGATTGATCTGGAGAGTGTTCTGGAGCGGTCGGAGGTTGTCGTGGTCGGGATCGACGGCGGCGGCCTAGATGACCTTTTCGGGCTGACAGTGTTGGGACGCGAACGCGGCTCCCGCGATTGGCTGTCCTGGTCCCATGCGTGGTGCCACAAGGGCGTGCTGGAGCGTCGAAAATCGATCGCATCGAAGCTCAATGACTTCAAGCGCGACGGACTGCTGACAATCGTTGATGACGAGCTGAAGGATATCTCCGAGATCGTGGAGATCATCTCCGACATCAAAGCTCGCGGGCTGTTGGCCTCGGTTGCGGTGGACCCGGCTGGCCTTGGTGAGATGATCGAAGCACTGGCCGAGATCGAAGTGACGCAGGAGGCTGGAAATCTTGTCGGCGCGCCTCAGGGCTACGCGATGATGAACAGCATCAAGACCACCGAGCGAAAGCTTACCAACGGCACTTTAAGGCACGCTCCGTCCGCTCTTATGGACTGGTGCGTGTCTAACCTGAAGATTGAGCCCACGGCGACCGCCATTCGGGCGACGAAACAGAATGCGGGGGATGCGAAGATTGACCCTGTCATGGCGCTCTTTGATGCCGTCACAGTCATGAGCAGAAACCCAGAAGCACCGGGGGCAGGGATGGACGATTACTTCAAGAGCCTGGCAGGTGCAGCGTGAACGCAATCCAGAAGATCAAGAGCGCGATTGTTCGGCGCCTGACCGTCCGGGAGCCGGATGGCTGGTATCCTGACGCGATGCGCGGCGATGCGGGCGAACTGGTGACGGACAGCACCGCGCTGTCTCTGTCGGCTGTCTGGGCCTGCGTCAACTTGCTTGCCGGCACGATCGCCAGCCTGCCGTTGATGGTTTATCGCACCGATGCGCAGGGAAAGCGCACAGTGGCGCGCGACCATCGGCTCTATCGTGTGCTTCACGACAGCCCGAACTATGATCAGACAGCGGTCGACTTCTGGGAGTTCGTCAGTGCTTCGCTCGAACTGTGGGGCAACGCCTATGCCCGCATCGAGCGGAGCGGCGGCCAAGTCTCTGGCCTTCATCCCGTCGCGCCGAACCTTGTTTCGGTTCGGAGGCTGAGCAATGGTTCTATCGAATACCGCTGGACCGAGGATGGCAAGTCCTACGTCGAGACAGACGGTGCCATGATGCATATCCGCGGCTTCGGCGGCAACCCGCTGGGTGGCATGTCGACGCTGCATTTCGGCCGTAACACCTTCAGTCTGGCGCGGGCGATCGATCGCTCTGCCGGCGGGATGTTCAAGAATGGCCTACGTCCATCAGGCGTGCTGACTTTTGCGGAATGGCTTTCTCCAGAGCAGAGGCAGCTGGCAGAAAGCAAGCTCACAGAAAAGTTTCTGGGGGCCGCTAATTCCGGTAGGCCGTTGGTCCTTGAAGGCGGCACCAAATGGGAGCAACTGACGATCTCGCCTGAGGACGCTCAGATGCTGGAATCTCGTAGTTTCTCAGTAGAGGAAATCTGCCGGTTCTTTGGCGTGCCGCCTCACATGGTTGGCCGAACTGAGAAGTCCACAAGCTGGGGAACGGGCCTTGAGCAGCAAACCCTGGCGTTCCAGAAGTTCACGCTTCGCCGCCGGCTGAAGCGCATCGAGCAGGCGCTGGAGAAGCAACTGCTCAAGCCGGAAGACCGAGCCAGCGGTATCACGATCGAGTTCAACCTTGAAGGCCTCCTGCGCGGCGATAGCGCGGCAAGGGCGAGCTTTTATCAGTCTGGCCTCACCAACGGCTGGATGACGATCAACGAAGTGAGAGCGCTCGAAAACATGCCTGCCGTCGATGGCGGCGATGTCCCGCGTATGCAGATGCAGAACGTTCCGATCACTCAGGCCGGAACGCAGACACAACTGCCCCCTCCCAACGAGGAATGAACGACATGAAAACGAAGGATTTCGCCCTGCAGGTCAAAGACCTGTCGGAAGACGGCACCTTTGAAGGCTACGGTTCCATCTTTGGGAACATCGACAGCTACGGCGAAAAGGTGATGCCCGGCGCTTTCGTTGAGAGCCTGGCCAAGCACAAGCGTGAAGGCTCCAACGTCCTGATGCTCTGGAACCATGATGCTCACCAGCCGATCGGCGTGTGGGAAGATTTGGCCGAGGATGCAAAGGGCCTTTGGGGCAAGGGCCGGTTCCTGCTTGATATCCAGCGGGCGCGCGAGGTCCATACGCTTGCCAAAAACAAGGCGATTGGCGGTCTATCTATCGGCTACCGCGAGGAAGATACCGATCAAGACGGCGCCGTTCGGCTCCTGAAAAAGCTCAATCTGTACGAAATCTCTCCGGTGACGTTCCCGGCCAACCGCCGCGCCCGGATCGAGAGCGTCAAATCAGAACGCATGGATGAGTTCGCCCGCCGACTGCGCGACGGCGATCCCATGCCGATCAAGGATTTCGAGGACATCCTGCGCGAGGCAGGGGTTCCGAAAAGCATGGCTGTTGCGATCGCCTCGCACGGCTATGCAAAGGCCATTCGGAGCGATTCCGAGGGCGATAAGGCGAATGACACGGCTGCGTTCCTGAAAGCTCTGCGAGCCAGCTAATCCCCAACATCGCTCTTAGGAGAAAACCATGAGCAACGAAAACAAGTCGGTGGCCGATCTCGCCGCCGAGATCAAGGCTGAGCAGCGCCAGGCGGTTGACGCTGTCAAGGCGATTGCCGAGGAAGCCCTTGGCAAGGCGAAGTCCGGCGAAGAACTGACGGCTTCCCTCAAGGAGAAGGCCGATGAAGCCCTTCTGAAGATGAACGGCCTGACCGAGCAGATGGCCGAGCTGGAACAGAAGATGTCCCGCGGCGGCAAGGGCGGTGACGATCCCGCCAAAACTCTCGGTGAACAGTTCGTTGAATCGGAAGGCTTCAAGTCTTTCCAGGACAGTAAGTTCTCCAAGAGCGCACGCGGCGCCGACCTGAAGGTGAAGGCAACGCTGACGTCGGCGACGACTGATGCTGCCGGCTCCGTTGGTGACGCAATCGCCAATACTCGCCTGCCTGGTATTCTTCCGCTGCCCCAGCGCCGTCTCACCGTTCGCGATCTGCTTTCGCAGGGCCGGATGGACGGCAACACGCTGGAATATGTGAAGGAAACCGGCTTCACCAACAACGCGGCTGGTGTCGCCGAAGGCGCTCTGAAGCCTTCGTCCGATCTCAAGCTCGATCTGGTGACGACGTCGGCCAAGGTAATCGCCCACTGGATGAAGGCTTCCAAGCAGGTTCTGGACGATATTTCGCAGCTTCGCTCGATGATCGACCAGCGCCTTCTCTACGGCCTCGCCTATGTGGAAGAAAACCAGTTGCTGAACGGCGATGGCACCGGCCAGAACCTGAACGGTATCATCCCGCAGGCAACCGCCTACTCGGCGCCGATCACTCTGGCTTCTCCGACCAGCATCGACATGATCCGTCTGATGATGCTCCAGGCGGCGCTGGCCGAGTATCCTTCCACCGGTATCGTGATGCACCCGAGCGATTGGGCCTGGATCGAGACGCTGAAGGACACCACCGGCCGCTACATCATCGGCAATCCGCAGGGCACGATCAGCCCGGCGCTGTGGGGCCTGCCGGTCGTGGCAACCCAGGCGATGACGGTCGACAAGGTTCTCGTCGGCGCGTTCAAGCTCGGCGCCCAGGTGTTCGACCGCTGGGATGCCCGGATCGAGGCGGCCTACGTCGATGACGACTTCATCCGCAACCTTATCACGATCCTTGCGGAAGAGCGTCTTGCTCTGGCGGTCTACCGTCCTGAAGCCTTCATATATGGCGACTTTGGTCGCGTGACCTGATCGGCTTCGGCTCATCAAGGAGGGCAGCTTCGGTTGCCCTCTCTATGAACCGAAGGAGAAACATCATGAAAACCTATGAAGTCCTTCGCCAGCACTTCGGCGACAAGATGTATATGTCGGGAGACACCCGCGAAGCCGCGCAGGGCGAAGTTCAGCACCTGATCAACAACGGCGTGCTGCGTGAGACGAAAGCCAAGGCTGCGCCCGCGCCGTCGAACAAGGCCGAGAAGGCCGCCCCGAAAAACAAGAGCGTTTGATCCATGCACCGTCCAGTCCGCGTTACCGCGCCAGAAGCGCTGCCAGTCTCTCTCGAAGAGGTGAAGAAGGCCCTGCGCGTCGACAGCGCGGATGATGACGAGATGCTGACAAGCCTCATCCAGTCCGCGGTCAATCACTACGAGGGCTGGACTGGCGTGCTGGGTATCTGCCTTGTCGAGCAAACCTGGCGACAGAGCTATGATCGCTATGACCAGTGCCTGCGGCTTCCGCTCGGCCCGGTGATCGCAGTGGACGGCGTCAAGACACGCGACAGCGCCGGGACCGAGACGCAGATACCAACGATCGACTATGCCGTCGAGACAGATGCCGCCGGCCGATCATATGTCCAGTTCGTGGATGGCTTCACCATGCCTGGTGATACTGCGCTTCGTTCCGCAATCTCGATCGAGTATCGCGCTGGCTGGCCTATCGTAGACGACAAGCCAACCGTGCCGGCCGACATTCTCACCGCCATCATCGCCCGCGTCCAGATCGGATATGAGCAGACTGCGACCGATGCCGGCCAGACAATCGCCAACATGGAACGCGCCCTTATTGCCAAGTGGCGCCGACCCTTGCTTTAGGAGGCCCAGATGGCCCGTGTACGCTTCAAGCACGATTACGACTACAAACCCACCTCCCAGAGCACAATCGGCTACAAGGCGGGCTGGGAGGGCACTATAAGGCGCGAGTGCGCGGAAGAAGCCGTCGCCGCCGGTAAAGCTGAATGGGCCGGTAAAGACGCGGAGGCAAAGCAGGATGGCGAAGCCGAGATCAGCCGGTGATCTGTTCCACCGTGTCGCATTCGACAAGCGCGAAGAAACAGACCGTGGAGATGGCGTCCTTGTTGGTCAGTGGGTCGAGCAGTTTCAGGTCCGGGCGGGCTTTGCGCATTTGCGCGGCGGCGAAAGCGTCATGGCTGATCGCCTGCAGGGGCAGCACACACAGGCCATATTCGTTCGCTCGTCTTCGCAGACACGGGCAGTGGATACGGATTGGCGGGTAAGGGACGCTCGGACCGGAACCGAGTTCAACATCCGCGACGTGACGCCCACCAATGACCGGCAGTGGCTTGATTTCCTCTGTCAGAGTGGCGTGGCAAGCGGATGACGAAAATTCAAGGCCTCGATCGCCTTAACAGGAAGCTGGCGAAGTTGCCCGCGGTTGCCAAGCAGATGATCCGGCAGGCGATGGAAGCCAAGGCGAATGAAATCGTCTCCATGATGAAAAACCTCGTCCCGGTCGATGACGGCACGCTGCGCGACAGCATCGGCTGGACATGGGGCAAGGCGCCAAAGGGCTCGCTTACTATCGCGTCTGTCCAAGCGGCTGGCGACAGCGATATGACGCTCACGATCTACGCCGGCAATAGGGAAGCGTTCTATGCTCGCTGGGTCGAGTTCGGCACGGCGCGGCACGAGAATGGTGGCCTGTTCGCTGGCTCAATTCATCCCGGCACGACAGCGCAGCCGTTTTTCTTCGTCTCTTGGCGGGCAAACAAACGGCGCACCGTGCGGGCGATACGCAAGGCCTCGCGAGACTCAGCAAAGAAGGTGGCGGCAGGATCATGACAAACGACGCGGCGCATGAACTGCAGGTGGCCATTGTCACCGCCTTGAAGGCTGATCCGGATGTGGCCGCGCTGGTCAGCAATCGCATCTATGACCGGGTGCCAACGACTGACGGGAAGATCACTGCAACTTTTCCCTATATCTCATTCGGGCCCGCGCAGGACTTGCCGGAAGACGCTGACTGTATCGAAGCGTCAGAGCTGGTCATCCAGTTGGACGCATGGTCCCGCGATCCCGGCTTCATGGAAGGCCGAAAGATAGCCAAGGCCATCAAGAGAGCGCTGGACGAGCAGAGCCTGCCTTTGGCCGACAACGCCCTTGTTTATTTCGAGTTTGACGGTCGCCGCGATCTGCGCGCGCCGGATGGCTTGACAACCCAGATCGTCAGCACGTTCCGCGCTGGCGTCGAGCATCACTGAAACGCCAACACAGGAGACCGCAATGGCTCAGGCAACCACCATCAAGGGGGGCAAGATTCGCGTGCTCCTCGGCAACGACGCTGATCCGATCGTGTACGCTGCACCTTGCGGTTTCACGCAGCGGTCCATCACGCTGAACAAGGGCCTCGAAGAGGTCAACATCCCTGACTGCGACGATCCCGATAAGGTCGATTGGGTCGGCCGTGACGCGACGTCGCTTTCCATGGGCATCTCCGGCGAAGGCGTTCTTGCTGCCGAAAGTGTCGATACGTGGATCGAAGGCTTTGAAAGCATCGAGAGCGTTCCGGTCAAGGTCGAGTGGGAATTCCCAGCGAAGACGATCACCTGGACTGGCCGCATGCATATCGAAAGCATGGAAGTCGGCGCCAACAATGGCCAGCGCGCAACCAACAACGTTTCGCTCCAGAGCGACGGCGAAATGGTCCGCGTCACTACGCCGGTCACGCCTTAATGCGGGACGCGACTGTCACATTCGATTGGGGAGACGGGACGCATTCGTTCCGTCTGGCCTGGGGACAACTGGCAGAGCTTCAGGAGAAGTGCGACGCTGGTCCTTACGTCATCCTCCAGCGGTTGCACAGCGGCGGGTGGCGCGTCGAGGATATTAGCAACATCATCAGGCTTGGCCTGATCGGTGGCGGCTTGGAGCCATCGCCAGCCCTCAAGCTGACACGCGCTTACGTCGAGGCTCGCCCACCGATGGAAAGCCTCATCCCGGCCCAGGTCATTCTGTCAGTTGCTCTCACGGGCGCTCCGGAGGAAGCTGTGGGGGAGGCAGACGCAGCAAATCAAACCGAAGCCAGCTTGACGAGCTCCCAAACGGAAAGCTGAGATTTGCTGCGATCTACGGGACCGGCGCCGTTATTGGATTCACCCCGCAGCAGGTCAACGAGATGTCGGTTTGGCAGTTCATGGCGGCGGTGGACGGTTACGTCGAGGCTAACAGTCCCGACGATGGATCGCTAACGGCGAAGGAGGTCGATGAGCTATGGGAGTGGGTGCAGCTCTAATGTCTACCAGCCGCACTGCTTGCGTAACGGCTCTACAACGCTATCCAAGCCTGCGATATTGAACTCAGCCATTTTGGGGTTCTCGTTGTAGGGCGTGAACTGCACAATGAGCTTCTTTGCTGGGATGAGCTTTTTGATGAATGGAATGGCCTTACCGCCGTTCCATGCGCCTAGCGACTTGTTATCGGTGGACTCGTCCAGTGAGAGTTTTGCTGCTGGCGCGGAATCTATTCGGTAAGTCACGTCGCCGTAGTCGTTATATTGGCTCGACACCATGTGGCACTCTGCTGAGATGTAAAATGCAGTCGTGTCATCGTGGCAACGTATGGTCAGAAAAGCCTTTGCGTTCTGGTTCCAGCGGCAGGAGACGGGCTGGATCGACGGCAACGTCAGAAAGACACCCTCCTTGTCGGAGAGCTTGGAAACCTCTGTTCTGACAACCCAGTCGGATTTGCTGTCCTTGGAAACTTCGGATGCAGGGGTTTTCCCGCTTATTTTGTCGTAACACGCCAGCCTATCAAGGTCAGACGTTAAAGTGGCGCAAGAAGACAGATCGACCTTCTCATCTTGAGCTGTAGACCGGGCAGGTGACAACGCGATGGCGCCAGCCAATGCGATTATGGCAAAACATCTCAAGTTACATCCTCCCGTCGAACTATCAGGCGAGTAATCTATAGAGGCGCAATCTCAAATGGCAACAGACCTTGAGCGACTTGTAGTTCAGCTTTCGGCTGACGTGAAGGGCTACCAGAACGCTCTTAACCGTGCGCAGGGTATCACAAACCGGCAGGCGCGTGCGATTGAGAACCGCTTTGCCAAGATGAACAGCAACATCAATTCGTCGTTCAGAGGGTTGCTGTCGAGTTCTGTAGCCGGTCTCGGCGGCATACTTGGAACCCGCGAGATTATCCGGTATGCGGACGCATGGACGGAGGCTGGAAACAAGATCGCTGCGGCTGCGGCTATCGCTGGGGTGCAGACACGATCGCTCACGCAATTGAAAGACGGTGCCAACGAGGCGCGCACCGCATTTGGTGATTATGTCGATCTCTACGCTAAATTGATCCGATCTGCATCTAATGTCGCCCAATCTGAACAAGAGATCGCCACTGCTACGACGATTGTTTCGACGGCGTTCAAAGCTGGTGGCGCGTCTGCCCAAGAGCAAGCTGCGGGCATTCTTCAGCTTGGGCAAGCTCTTGGGTCTGGGGTCTTGCAGGGTGATGAGCTTCGTTCTTTGCGCGAAAATGCCCCTGTCATAGCGGATGCAATCGCTAAAGAATTTGGCGTCACACTCGCTGGATTGAAGGACTTGGGCGCAGAAGGGAAGCTTACTTCGGACCGAGTTTTCAAGGCTATCCTTGCTGCGCAGAAGCCAATCGAAGCAGCCTTTGCAGCCACAAACGCGACAATCGCTGACAGCTTCACCCGCCTGAACAACGAATTCACCACATACATAGGCCTTGCCGACAATTCCAATGGCGCGAGCGCAAAGCTTGTCGAGGCGCTAAATCTTCTGGCCTCGAACTTTTCAGAGACTGCAGACGCAGTGGTGGCGTTTTCTGCCGTTCTGATTGGAGCCTTCACTGGTCGAGCTGTAGCTGGAGCTGTCGTTGGGCTCGGGCAGGCGGTGGCGGCTCTCGGGGCATTCTTGGCTGCGCTCCGTGCAGGAACAGTCACAGCCGCTGCTTTCAGCTCTGCACTTGGTCCTGTTGGTTTGCTTGCTGGCGCTGCGGCTACCGCGATATTCCTTATGTACGACGCCAGCACTGCCGCAGAACGCGCAGCGAAGGCTCACGGTGAAGCTGTCAACGAACTGAAATTCCAGATCGAAAATCTGGACTATGCGAATAGTGCTGCGGTCGCGTCGACCAGGACAAAGATTGCTTCTGACGTCGAGGCAGCAAAGGCGGCCTTGGAGCGCGCTAAGGCGGAGCAGTCGTTGGCGGCTTCAATAGTCAGAGACGAAGTCAATCCCGCGATGAGGAATTATCCATCTCCGGATGCAACTGACGTCGAGAACACAGTCAGCCAGAACCCGGTCGTCAAAGAGCGCCAGCAACTCATCGACCAGTTGGACAAACAGCTCAAAGACCTTGAAGGGATCAATGCACAGTTCGAAAGCTACGCATCTGGCAAGGCGAAGCCAACTCGCAATACTACGGGGTTCGGCAACGGGATCGGCGCAACTTCTGGAAAGGGTCGGTCAGGAAGCACGAAAGTAGATGAATATGAGCGAGAGACTGCGCAGATCCGCGCTCGCACAAAAGCTCTTACTGAGGAAACCAAAGCGCAAAAAGAGCTTGACCCGCTTGTAAACGACTACGGCTATACGCTTGAGTTCGTCCGCGCCAAACAAGACCTGCTTAATGCTGCCCAAGACGCAGGCGTCAAGATCACGCCCAAGCTTACAAAGTCAATCGAGGGGCTGGCCGCTGGCTACGCGAACGCCGTTGTCGCATCCGAGCAGTTGGTCGAAAAGCAAGATGAGATCCGCCAGCGTGCCGAAGAAGCCATGGCCACCGCCAAGGACGTCACGCGAGGCATCATCGACGGCTTTGTTGAAGGCGCCAGTGCGGCAGACATCTTGGCCGACAGCCTCAAAAAGATCGGCAATGCGCTGATCGATGACGTGCCGAACAGCATCTTCAAGGTCAACAACGCTGCTGGTGGCGGCGGTAGGTTCTTGAGCGGCTTGTTCAGCCTGTTTGGCGGCGGCGGTAAGAGCAGTTTCCCTTCAGCCCCTGGCGGTCTTTTTTCCGAAGGCGGCTATACCGGCGACGGTGGCAAATACCAGCCCGCAGGCGTTGTGCATAAAGGCGAATACGTCTTCGACCAGGCGGCAGTCAAAGCTGCCGGCGGGCCCGCAGCCATGGAGGCCATGCGGCGCAATCTCAAAGGCTACGCCAACGGCGGCCCGGTGGGCATTCTGGTTCCGAGTGTGCCGAGTTTGCGGTCAATGTCCGCGCAATCTGCCGGTGTCGTCGTCAACTTCAATCCCGTCGTCGACAACCGCGGCGCATCTGTTGAAGCCGTCGCGAGGCAGGAAAAGGCGCTGGCCAAGATGCAGGGCGAGCTGCAAAGCCGCGTTGAGGCGGCGGTTCGGTCGGCGCAGAAACGAAACGTGAAGTTGGGGTGATTGGAGGCGCAGTCGAAGGCGCGCGGTAGAATGGTCTACCTAAAGAATTTGAGTGCCTTGGCGGATCTCTTGACTTCGCCACAATGGATTGCCTTAGCGCCGGCATTCATTTTTGTTTGCCGCTCTCCCGTGCGAAGTACACTCGATCGGAATGCTGATCCGAATCTCAAGGTGCCCCGTTCATTAGGTGGTGCGATGCTGAAGAGATAACCAGAGAGCTTGTTGTGGTTGTATTTGAAATCGCAGAAGCTTTCAGCAGCCACGATCACTCCAAGTTCCTCGGCGGCTTGTCTGTAATCTTTTTCGGGTGCGGCTGTTAGCACCGTTGGCAGCATTGCCGCGGCGATCATGATCGTTGTGCCCTTCATTTTCCCCCTCTTTTCGCCAGCCGAGCATATTACCCCAGCGCAAAAAAACATGGACACAATCGGGAGTCGAGTCCCGCAAGAGGCGGAATCCACAATGACAATCACATACCCGCTCCCAACTTCGTTTTTCGACGAGTTCCCAGGCTGGTCGACCGAGTTCAATCTGCTTTGGCGGCAAGAACAGTCGCGCACGGCTGGCGGCCGAACGGTCGTCAAGGACATGGGCTCGCCGCTCTGGCAGATGACGGCGCAATCGCGCTCGATGAAACCGAACGAACTGGACTATTGGCGGGCACGGCTCACCAGTTTGGAAAATGGGCTCAAGACGTTTCTCGCATTCCCGAAGTCGCGCTGTTTCCCGGTGGCTCATCCGAACGGCAGTTGGCCGACCGGCAGCGCATTCGCCGGGGTGGGTCAGGTGGCAACGATTGCGAGCAACCGCAAGGCTATCTCGCTCTCGGGCCTGCCCGCTGGCTACAAGGTCACGGTCGGGGATTTCATCCAGATCGGCGACAAAGACCTGCATATGGTCATGGAGCCTATGACGGCCAGTGGAAGCGGCGTGACGACACAGTTTGAGGTCCGCCCGCATCTATGGCCAGGCGTTACGGCACCTGTCGCCGCTACGCTGGTCAAGCCTTCCTGCGTCATGGCGGTCGTGCCTGGCTCAATCTCGACAACTGCCGACATGGCAACGGGTCGTGGCACAGTCACGTTTCAGGCGATTGAAGCCCGGTAGTCATTGAAGTTTCACCCCGAAATGCGCGGCGATCATTTTCGATTCACGCGTGCCCTTGGAAACTTCACGATCAAAGCATTTCGCGTACAGTTCTGTGCCTTTCTTGTCGCGGCAAGCGCGCTCGGCATTCCTGTTGACCGCTTTTTTCCAGTCGAACGGCTCTGATTTTACGATGGGACCTTGTTGGCAGGCCATCAGGCACGCGGCCGATAGCGCGACGAGTAAATACTTCATGAAATCCCCTAGTGACGGCGGGATTATGCTCAACTTTAAGTCTGTGTCTAGGCCACCTCAGGTGGCTTTTGGGCGCACATCTCCACGGGAAATCAATGAGAAACATCTCAGCAGAAAACCTTGCTGCGCTTGAGGCGCGGCAGCTGGTGGCGCGCGACTTCCTCTGGTTTGTTGCGCGCGATCGGGCGACTGGTGCGCCGGTCGCCGATGGCATGTGGTCGGATGTCGGCAACGTGTCGGCCGCCATCGTGCATCCGGATACAGGCTTACCGGTCACGCGTGACTGGTACGGTTCGGGCACGCTGGTGCAGATCGATGACATTCCGCTCGTCGCCAACCTCTCGGTTCAGAACGTCAATATCCGCCTGTCTCAGGTGAGTGAGCACGTGCAGACGCTGGTGCGGCAGTATGACTGTCGTCAGGCCCGCGTCGAGATCTACCGAGGCTTGTTTGACCCAGACAGCCGCCAAATGGTGGCGCCGGCTGAATGCCGCTTCGTTGGCTTCGTCGATACCGTCACGATCAACACGCCTTCCGAAAATGAGGAAGGCAGCGTGACGATGGTTTGTGCCAGTCATACGCAGGAAATGACGCGGTCCAATCCGTCGACGCGCAGTCACGCGACGCAGGTGCTGCGACAGGCCGGCGACGCATTCTTCACCGATGCTGACACCTCGTCCGAGTGGGAATTCTTCTGGGGCACCGAAAAGGGCAAGGTCGCTACCCAGCCGAAGAAGAAGAAGTTTTTAGGGATCTTCTGATGGATGTCCGCTTCGCGACTGCGCAGGACCGCGACCGTGTTGTGGCGCTCTTGCGAGAGAGCCATGAAGCCGCCGGGTTCACCTTTCCATTCCATGCGGCTTATGCTGATCGGCTGCTTCAACAGCATCTGGCGTCGGACAAGGCCTGCGTTCTTGTCGCAGGTGATCCCGCGCAAGGCGTGCTGATGGCCTCCGCTTTCGAACATCCGTTCGGCGCTGGCCGGATTGCCAAGGAAACGGTCTGGTATGTCACCCCCGGGGCAAGAGGCAGGGGCGCGATCAAGATGCTTGACGCTTACGAGACGTGGGCGCGATCAGCGGGCTGTGTCTACGCTGGCATGGCTTCGCTGGCAACCAATGACGTCTCCAGCCTCTACGAGCGGCGCGGCTACAGCGCTGTCGAAACACATTTCATGAAGCCGCTTTAGCGGTGCAGCGCATTCGGCGCATTCCAGGGAAAATCGATGGCTATCTTTTCCGGCATCGCGTCGTTGATCAGCGGCGTCGCCTCGGCTGTTTCTGGCTTTATTGGAACGCTTGGCGCCTTCGGTTCCTTCCTGCTCAAGACAGCGGTCGGCATTGGCGTCAGCTTGCTCGCCCAATCTTTGGCAGGGAAAACCAAAGATCCAACGTTTTCGATCAACGGTACGATTCAGGGCGGTGGCGACATTCCTCGCTCCTTCATCATGGGCCGCACCGCTACCGCTGGCTCGCTCGTGTTCGTCAACACGTGGGGGCAGGACGGCGATACGCCGAATGCCTACCTGACGCAGGTCATCGCGCTGTCCGACATGCCCGTGCGCGGCCTTGCCGAAGTCTGGGTCAACGGCGAGCGCGTGACGCTGGGTGGGCTGACGGATCGCGGCTATACCGTCAACGAATATGCTGACAGCCTCTGGGTCAAGTTTTACGATGGCACCCAGACTACGGCTGACAGCTTCCTGTTCACGTCGGTATCGAACGGCAACAGGTGGTGGAACCCGGATCGCATTGGGCGCGGCGTTGCTTACGCCATTGTCACGGCTCGTGTCTCCAAGAACATGTTTTCGGGCGTGCCGTCCTTTAAGTTCGTGCTCGAAGGGCTGCGCCTCTACGATATCTCACGTGACAGCACGCAAGGCGGCGTCGGCGGTCAGCGCTTCGCTGATCCAGCGACATGGGGCGGCGACGGCGACTTCCTGCCTGCAGTGCAGATCTACAATCTGCTGCGAGGCATCACCTATAACGGCCAGTGGTTCTATGGCCTTCAAAACCTTTCCTCGTCGCGCCTTCCTGCCGCATCATGGATCGCCCAGATCGAGAAGCATCGAGCCGGCACGCTGGAATCAACCGGATGGGTGAACACCTACCGCAGCGGCGGCGAAATTCAGGTCGATGCACCGCTGACCTCCGCTGTCGAGGCATTGCTGACGGCTTGCCAAGGAAGGATTTCGGAAGTCGGCGGCGTTTATTATCTGCACTCCGGTGCGCCTGATGCTCCAGTCACCGCCTTCACCGACGATGATATCCTGTCGACCGAAGAGCAGGAGTTTACGCCGTTCCTCGGGCTGGCTGACACCATCAACGGGGTTTCGGCCAACTATCCTTCGCCGGCAGACGGCTGGGTAGCCAAGACTGCACCGCCGCTCTACCGGACGGACCTTGAAGCGCTCGACGGCAATCGCCGCCTGATGGCCGATGTCGACCTGAACTTTGTCCCCTATCCGGAGCAGGTTCAGCGCTTGATGAAGTCGGCGCTTGAAGAGGCTAGACGCTTCCGAAGGCATACGATCGTGCTGCCGCCGAAGTTCTGGGCCTACGCGACGCCGGGAACTGTGTTTTCGTGGTCGTCAGAGCGCAACGGCTATATCGCCAAGCTGATGCGGATCGACGGCGTTGCCGATCGCGCCAACCTCGATGTGATGATCGATATCACTGAAGTTGATCCGTCGGACTACGACTGGAGCAGTGATACCGAATTCAAGCCGCCTGTTGACGGTCAGCTTGGTGTCATTCGTCCAACGCCACAGCCTATTGTTGATTGGTTCGCAGAGCCGGCCACGGTCAAGGACAGCTCCGGCGAAGATCGCCGACCTGCTATTCGACTGACGTGGGACAATAGCGACGGGCGCCTCGATGACGTGATCGGCATCGAATACGAGGTGAGGCTGCAGGCCACGCTGGAGAAAGTCTCCGAAGGCCGTACAGACCAGCCACAGGTCGGCTCGATGCTCATCTCGCAAAGCCTCCTGCCGGCCGAAAGCTACGTTGTCCGCGGTCGATATATCCCCGGAGGCGACAGGCCGGTGTTGTGGTCGGGGTTTATTCCCGTCATCACGCCAAACGTCCTTCTTTCCGACAAGGATGTTTTTGTTGACGTCGATCTTACCGGCGTAGAGGAAGCTCTAGGCTGGCTCCGCAACAGCACCAGAACCGCGCAGGATGCCATAGACGGCCTCATCGTGGGCATGATGGAACTGGCAACGGTTGCCTATAAGGACACGCGCAATCTCGCCAGAGAGCTTTCGGTCGAGCTTGGTGCGGCCCGTGCTGAATATCGCGAGGATATCCAGCTTGCCGTCAATGAAACCATGGCCGTTGCTGGCAAGGTAGAAACGCTGACGGCGGCGCTGGGCGGCAACACGGCATCCATCAACATCGCTTGGGCAGCGGTTGCAGCTCCTTCGGGCTATGCGGCCCGATACGGAATCACCGCCGCAGTGGATGATGAGCAGTATCGGTCAGCATCGTTTCTGATGGACGTGCCATCAAACCCAGCGAACCCGACACGCATCATCATGAAGGCCGGTCAGGTCGTCATGGTGAGTGATGACGACGCCACGATAAAGCGGCCGTTCGTATTCCAGTCTGGCGTCCTCTATCTGGACGAGGTGAGGGTCAACCAGCTTTCGGCGCTGTCTGGCGTTCTCGGCAACGTCGATATTTCGAGCGCCTACATCGGTACACTGACTGTCGGCACCTCGAATATTGACCCCGGCGCAATTACCGCCGCGGCGTCTGACGTTCTACCTGGCAACGGGTCTGTCGATATTACGCTTACTCATGGCGCTGGTTCTCCCCGAGTTCAGGTGGATGTGGTCGGGAAGGTGTTTTCTGGAACGTCGACCGATCAGCAGTACGTGAGCTTCACTCTGCGAAACGTCACCGACAGCGCCGACATCGAAACGTTCTTGGTGTTCTCGAAAACGACACCGGCCGCCGGTGCTGCGCGACTCCTTGGCGCAACCACGTATCTGTTCAACCCGCCAAGCGGGCGCACTCAAACGACATTCAGGCTGACCGCAACGCCGCAGGGGGCAACCCCTGTCAATTCCACAATCGTTGCTCAAGCATTCAAGAGGTAATCCATGACAGCCGGAAATCAGATGCAGGTTGACGCCTCTGTCATCCTGCATGAGGCGGAACTGCGCGAAGCATTCCTGAAGAACCGCGCGCTTCTGCTTTCTCAGCAACTCCTGATGCAAAAGCAGGAGAACCAGATCCTTCTCGACAAGATCAACGGTCTCCAAGCTGATCTGCGCCTTGCGCGCGGTGAAGGCGAGACCAGCGGCGGAGCGTCCGAATAATGGCTAACACCACATGGTATGGCGACGGTACGGCAACCGTCGCTGTCGGCTCTCGCACCGTGACCGGCACGGATACGGGCTGGCTTACGGAAGTTGCTGGCCTGACCCCGATCAAGGTCGGTGACAAGTTCGGCATCCATGTCGGTCGCCCTATCGTCATCGAGCAGATCGTCAGCGATACGGAACTGTTGCTTGCCGATGATTGGCCCGGTCCCGCGCAGACCGATGCGCCTTACAAGGTCGAGCTGACGTCGCCGACGATTGCGGCGGTTGAGGCCATGCGCCGGCTGCTGGCGTCCTTGTCGAACGGCAATCTCGACAGCCTGTCTGAAATCTCGGTCGGCACGGATGACATACCGATTGGTATAGGCCCCGGCGTCTTCAGTACGATCAACAAGGCGGCTCTGGTTCAAGGCGTCCAGTATGACGCGTGGGTGGCAAACCTTGCGGGCAGGGCGGCTTACAATGGCGCTGCTACGGGGTTCTCCGTCCTCGTCATTGATATTGGAGACGGCCGATCTGCGCTCTACTTCAAGAACTCGGCGACGTCGGGTGACTGGAGTGCGCCGTCCTATGTGACTGGTCCTGTTGGCCCCGCTGGTGTCAACCAGCGCGGCAACTACAGCGCGGGTACGGCTTACGCGATCCGTGATATCGTTCAGTATGGTGGGTCCACGTGGATTGCTAAGGTGGCGACGACCGGTAATGCACCGCCGACGCTTCCGACGACCGAGAACACGCAGTGGCTGCTATTCGCTCGCTCCGGCACTCCGGGCGTGGTGGATCGTGGCGCCTATAGCGGCGCGACGGCCTATGAAGCCAATGACATCGTGCTGAACAACGGATCGACATGGATTGCTCTCCAGTCGACCACCGGCAATGCTCCTCCCGTACTGCCAACCGAAAGCAACGCCTATTGGCGACTGCTGGCGCGTAAGGGTACAGACGGCACGGGCACGGGGGATGTTGTTGGGCCGGCCTCTTCTACAAATGGTTATCTCGCTGCATACAGCGGAACCACCGGAAAGTTGCTTACGCAACAGGTTTTATCTGCCTTCGCCGCAACAGTTCTTGACGACGCAGATGGTGCGGCGATGTTCGCTACAATGGGGGCGACACAATCGCTAACCACGTCTGGTAGGGTTAAGCTTCCAAATGGTCTCATTATCCAGTGGGGTATTGCGACAGCAACGGGAGGGAATGTCACTGTTGCTTTCCCTGCGGCCTTTCCCAACGCCACCTTTTCAGTCGTCGCCAGTTGCTCCAATGCCAACCCCACAGGAACAGTGGCTTACGTCGCGTGGGCTGACAGCTTCACACTGACTAACTTCATTCTCAGAGGTAGATACGTCACTGCCGGCGGCAATGTGGCGAATGAAAACCTTGTGTGTTCATTTATAGCGGTGGGATTCTAAAATGGCGGAAGAGCTGACAATAAGAGCAACGTTTGACACGGCTGGCGTGCCGATTGCGTTTTTCCCTTCCGACGTTTGGCCAAATGGATATCCAGAAACCGCCGTCGAGATAACCAGCGCGCAATATGAAGAATTGATGAGCCATCAGGGCTCAAGTCGCTTCGTAGATGGCCTTGTGATTATCGATACCCCCGAGGTTGGCGCCACCATCTACGACTACGAAAACGCCATCCAGAACCTTGTCGACAGCACAGCGAGGGAGCGGCAGTTCCGCGACGGCGTGACGCTGGCGTCCTATATCGGCTCGACAAAATCCAAATGGGCGGCAGAGGCTCAGGCCTTCGTGGCGTGGCGGGACAACGTGTGGTCTTACGCTTACAGCGAACTTGCCAAAGTTCAAGCGGGACAGCGACAGCAGCCAACCGTCGAGCAATTCCTTGCTGAGATAGCGCCCATCGCTTGGCCGGTATCATCTTGAAAAGCGAATGTCGCCACAAGTAATATGGCGGCTATTCAACCCTTATCGGCTGCATAAAAATGAACCTGGGTCATTTGGCGCTATTGTATCTCGGACTAGCCTTTCTGGTCGTGGGCTGCGCTACGTTCTTGGGTGGTTTGGGATATCTATTTTGGCTCGTCATCAATGAGCCAGCCATCATCCAAAACGAGTTCAGCGCGCGCTCCGTAACGCGCCACTACTAGAACCTATCCCTTCGCCTTCCCGACGGCGTATCCGGCCAAACTAAAGAGGCCCGCAAGGGGCTGGGGGTAGGGACTTGCGGACCTCTGTGTCGTTTCTCTTTTGGGAAGGACTCGACAGGCCGAAGCTAACGACACCGGAAAGCACCGGCAACCTCAAGAAATCATCCACAATCAGGAGATCAACATGGCGACTGTACGCGAGGTACAGCAGCGCTTGATTTCGCTCGGCTATGATGTCGGGCCGTCTGGCGCTGATGGCGTACCCGGCCGCAGCACGACAAAAGCCGTGACGCGGTTCCAGGAGGATAAGAAGCTCTCGATCCTCTATCCCGGCACCATCGGCCCGAAGACGCTTTCCGCGCTCGGTTTGAACGACAACAAGCCTATGGTTCCGCCGTGGGTGACGGAAGCGCGTCGCTTCCTCGGTCTTCACGAGGTCAAGAACGCCAAGGTCCTGGACAAGGCTCTCCGCCTCGATGCGAACGAAACGGCGTGGTGCGGGGCATTCGTTGGCATGGTCATTTCTACGGCGCTGCCGAAAGAACCAATGCCGGCGAACCCGCTTGGATCTCGCAACTGGCTGAAGTTCGGCAAACCGCTGAACGACCCCCAGATCGGCGCCATCGCCGTCTTCTGGCGCGGTTCAAAGGATGGCTGGCAAGGTCACGTCGGTATCGTCGTCGGCCACGACAAGACGCACCTTCATATCCTCGGCGGCAATCAGTCCGATTCCGTCAGCATCGCACGCATCGCGAAAACACGTCTGCTCGGCTACCGCTGGCCAGTTACCTATCAGGATGCCCCTTATACCGCTCTGCCGATGACGACGATTTCAGCGTCTGTCACCACCAACGAAGCCTAAACCCCTCCATCAAAGGAACGATCATGTTCAAGTCTCTGCTCATCGTGGCGGCGGCAGCCTTTGGCCTGTCCGCTTGCCAGTCCACCGGCTCCATCGATACCGGCATTCGCAACAGCTTGCCGCAGGTCTGCTCGGCGGGCGAAACGGCCTATGCCGTGCTGCAGCCCTTCATCGCAGCCGACCGGCTCAAGCCGAAGACCACAGCAGCGGCAGAGGCCGCCTACCAGAGCCTTCAGGCACTCTGCGCGAACAAAGAGACGGCAACGCTCGCATCAACGCTGGTGGCGGCTTCCAGCGCCTATCTGACGATCAGTATCGCCGTATCCGAAGCAAAGAAAGTGGAGGGTTGAAAATGGACTGGAACACCATACAGCAGCTTTTGCGCATCCTTCTGCAATTCGGATCTGGCGTCCTCATCAGCAGGGGTCTCCTGACCGAAGAGATGGCCGTCACTCTGACCGGCGGTCTCATCTCCGTGGCTTCCGTCATCTGGTGGGTCGTTTGGAACAAGAAGGAAGTCAAATAGTGCAAGTCGCCCTCGACCTATGGCCGGGGGCTTTCTTTTACTCGCATCGCAAGGGCAGACGATGACACCACCCGAAATTGATGCTGCAGTTCATCGGCAACTCGGAGAACTTGTCGCCGGCCTTCGTGGCATACAAGACGATATGCGCGAGATGAAAGCCTCTCTCCAGCGGTCAGAGGATAAATCCGCAGAAAGCCGCGCAGGAGTTCACAGACGGCTTGACGAGGCAGTTGATAGGATTGCCCGCGTCGAAAGCTCTGTTGCCTCTGTGAACGAGGATGTGGCCCAAATGAAGCCAGTCACGGATGATGTCCGGCGGTGGCGTCTTATGGGCATTGGGGCATTGAGCATGATCGGTATCGGTGGTGTCGCTCTAGGGGTGTCGTTTGCTGATGCGCTCAAACGGATCGGCGGTCTGTTGATCGGTCGGATTTAACCGGCAGTTGAGCGACATTCAGGTGACGAAGGAAATTCTTCAGCGTCTAGAGGCGGGGATTAACCGCGGTGCTACGAGGTAGTGATTTACTTCCCCTCGTTACCGGTGCTTATAGGTTGCGATGAATTAATGTCGCTCTTGAAATCGATACCGTATTTGCCGAGACGGCTCAGCGACAGCACATCTTTTCTAGCTTTGCGCAATAGATGGATGAGACGTGCGGCGGCGTCGTGGGCCTCGATCGCGCGAAGGGGATCAATCGCATTACGAGGACTCTCAAAGTTCTCGCCCGTGGAAACGTCGAAAAGCTCGATGGACAGTTTCCGGTAATCGTCGCACAGCTCGCCGCAAATGTCTAACATCTGTGCGTACACGAAGGTGGTCGCGGAGTGAGCGGCTCTGACCTTAGCCACAGCCGCCTCAGCTCCATTTTGATCTTCCGGGAGGTTCAGCCAAAATTCCTGCACAGCATCCCGGAATTTTTCAATATCCTTGATATGCTCGTTGATGAGCACCGTATCTTCATTTCGTGCTATCCGGTATTGTTGAAGCAACCAAGTTGCTACAGCACCAATCACGAGAAACAGTAGTCTATCACCGAAACTGTCAGGCATGTAAATGCGAGGTTGGGTCTGGCTGCGCGGTCGCGATATATTTGTCTATGGCATCTCTGAAAATAAAAAGATGTGGTTTCGTGCAAACGATTTTCAAGCCGGTGCGAACCTGCTCCCGAGTGAACAGACCTTTTCGGATAAGCCCTCCGAAAGCCTCTTCCAGAAACGAGGAACCAAAGGTCCGCACACCATCAATGTTGACGACTAACGGGCCCTCACCGCTACGCAAAGCATCATTGAGCGCCGGCACGAGGACCGAATCTCTGAATTTCTCGCCATTGTGCGATCCGTCGCTTGAGAACCGACCGGACGGGTAAGGGCTGTAGCTTTTTGCGATATCTATCATCATGAGTGACCAACCGCTGAAGTATTGGGAAGTTCCACTGTCCATTCAATCAACGTTCCACCTATGGTATATGGTACTGCGCCTCGTTCAAAACGTCCATTAGAATCGCGCATGCACCACCCGCCCCTGCTGAAAACAACTGTCCGACCGGGACCGATGCGCTCTATCACGCCCATCATCTGAGGTAAGCCCTTCCCTCTGTGTTTCTCATCGGTGCGCGAGCCACCATATAACATGGCTGCTTCGATATACGTTCCGTCGTTCTGATACCTAAAATCAGATTGCTGCCGCAGTGTTCTGGATAAGAAGTCCAAAACGTGTTGCATCCTCTTGATCCGTGGGTACGTCAGCGGAATTGTGACGCCTCTATCATATACAACGACCGTTAACGAGTTGTTGGTTCGATCGGCGGTCGCTGCTACCCATAGTCGTCCAGTATCAGGAAGATTGGGGTGGTAATCAGGCGGATACGCGTGGTTTGTCACATTACTGATCGCTTCACTCAGTCCCGTGAGTAGGTCAATGATTGCGCTGTCCGGCACGCCGCCATTAAGATTGAGAAATTGACACAGGTTTTGCAAGGACGCGTCGATACGACCAAGATCATCGGCATTTTTTGTGCTGACGATCTGCATGGTGCGAGTGTCACCTTCACTTATCACAACGTCTTCTCTCTGAGGGCTAATGCCAATTATCTCGAAGAAACCAAGCTGATAAAGTTTGCGAAACACATCATCGTTCCACAGATGCAGATCGACAGTTGGAGGTACCTCATGGTAGCGAGCACGTATAATCTCATAGTGTGACGCCAATACCACTGCGGCGGAAGTCGATATGAAATTTGGGTACGAGAAGTCGTAGTAACTACCTATCCTCGGCATTTTCCCCACAGAACGGTCAACAATTTTTCGTGAAGGCACTTTTCCAAATCTTGCCGGGTTTTGCAGCCGTTCAATGAATTCTATGCTTTCGCGGGTATTCGTCACAAGACAGAGCCGTCGCGGCGGTTTGCCTGGTACCTGCGCGCATACAGCCCACTCTGGATCCCCGCCCTGCCATAGTTGAACCTTACGGAGACGACGAACCGACCCTTTTCTCCGCGGACTCGCATCGTGTCGGAAACCTCGACGAGACTCCCTGCGTGCACGCAATTCAAACCAGCGTCTGTTATGTTGGTGGAGCTTCTTCAACGTTGACAACCCTATGTAGCACTTTAGCCAATAGTGATTCATTGAAGGATTGCAAGTAGCCGAGGCATCGGCAAGCATGGTTCCCACGCCTCGGTGTGGCTTAGTCGGCTGAGAGGGGCAGTCTCCAACCACGTTCAAAACCGGTGGCGCGCCTTCTGTTCTGAATGTCTTGAGATCCGCCTGCGTCAACGGCCCGCGCGAGGTCATCATCGCTAGGGTAGAGACTTCTACATCAAGGCCGGTCTTGTGGATTTCTTTGATGGCATCATTAAATTGGCGAAGCGCCATGGCCAGTCGTTGTTCTGCGTTCTTCTGGCGCCACTCGACATGACAGCATCTTGTGATAAATGCCGTATTCGATTCCTGCAGCGTCAAAGGCGCATTATGCCAAGAAGCACGTCCGCGGCATTCACCAGTTAGCGCTTTCGGGGCCTGAAGTGCGCCTCGATCATTTTTACATCACTTCTGCCCTTAGCCACTTCACGGTCAAGGCACTTCGCATAAAGCTTGGTGCCCTTCTTGTCGTGGCAGCGCCGCTTGGCACTATCGGAAATCATCTTTTCAACATCAATGGGTGGTGACTTCACCAACGGTCCCTGCTGGCAGGCTGTCAAGGCGACGGCTGATATGGCGAGCAATAAGTATTTCATAGGTTCCGGCTAAAACTTGCTAACGCTTTTTGACATTCAAATGTCGAGCCTGAACGTCCTCCCAGAACTTGTTAAACTTATACATCTGGCGCTGGTAACATGCCGAATAAAGCGGTGTGCCTTTCTTGTCACGACAGGCTCGTTCGGAACTCTGTTCGAACGATTTCCGCAGTTGCCAATCCATTGGTGTTTCCGTCTGGCAGGCTGTCAGCGCAAAGGCTGAGATAACGATAAATAAGTACTTCATTATAACCCCCGATGTGAGACGGCTTTATCTGCCCTGAATCACGCGAATGAAGTTGGGAGTTTTGTTCACGTAGTCGCGGTAGGTGATCCGCTTGCTGGCAACACCGTTGACGGCCCTCGTGCAAAACGTCTTTTGCACATTCGCTTTCGGGCTAAGGTTCATGATTATTCGCACGCTGGCTGTCTCATGCGCCGGTGCCTTGATCGTTTTCGCGTAGCATTCGTTGATGGCGTACTGTCTCGCAGCAGAACTACCGTTCATAACCTCTTGCAATCTGTTGTATTCCGTTTCGGAAACGCATCCCGACAGCATCAATACGGGCACGAGCAAGGCGATTTTTTTGATTCTCATTTGGATGTTCCTTTTTGTCCCGGTTTGCTGATCGCGGGCACGTTGCAGCCCTTTGCCTTCATATTTGCCTCGATCGCATTGACCTTGCCTTTGGCAACAGCGACCTGGCCTTCCTTGTCACCACCGAACGTGCTCGACATCGGTACGCCGACGAGGAAGACACCGACCGCGTCACCGGTAGCGGCGTCGTGCTGTTGCTTTGAGACAGCGGAAAGCGATGCTTGTTCGGTGATATAATCTCGAGCGAGCGCCTGGCAGTCGAGATTGCTGTATGCGGCCATGGGCACGTCCACCGGGACGATTGCATCTGGTCTTTTTGCGCACGAAGAAACGGCCAGCCCGCAAGCCAGCAAAGTAAAGATATATCTCATGTAATCCCCAGGTCCCCTGACGAATAATGCATCGCCAGGATCAAGCTTCACTACAACCAGAAAAGAGAGTCAATGTCCTGCGGCAACTTCTAATGAATATTTTTGCTCGCGCAATGATGCTGCTCGAACCAACATAGAGAACGAGTGCTGAACTATCCGAGAACATTGAAGAAATCGGCGCTAATTTAGAGTTACATCAATGAGAACACACGTTTAGTGGCTATCAAAAGCCGCTCCAGATAACTGGAAGCGGCGTGCTTGATGAAATGAATAGAGTACGAGTTGCCAATATTCGGGAAAGTATTTGAGCTAGAAAACGTTGCTCGTTCCCATGAAACGTGGAGATTAATTGAGGTCTCCACTCAGTTTGTCAATTAGCTCTCAAGGATATGCTTAATCCGTCATCCCCGCCCATGGTGCCAGTGGCAGTGCGTCAGCCGTTCGATGCGCGCTATCGACTGGTAGGGCGGAGATCGATCCAGATCTTGAGCGTCAAAATCCCCGTGACCAGACAAGCCGCAGGTATCCCCAGATAGATCATTGGTGCAAAAAGCATCATGCCCGGGGTGTCACAAGTGCCAGGTGATCCACAGGCCATGTGCGAGCTTATGGCGTAGTAAATGAGATACGCAATCAATCCAGAGCCAGCTATACCGCTTGCAAGCCGCCCCAGAACCCGGCCGATGAGCCATAAGATCAGCGCTGTCGGTACCGCGAAGAGCAAAAGCATAAGCCCGCCAATCACAAGCGCCGCAGAACCAGTAATGACGATGCTATCCATCTTATGCCCCGTAGTCGCTTCAGACACCAATGTTGAAGTGTATTGCTTCACCCCCAGACCTCGGCAACCTTAAAGCACACCCAGAGCCACAAGGTTGAGGATGAATGAAACAAGTAAGGTTGTCAGAAGGGGATACCAAATCTTTCCGACCAATTTCCCGGTTTGTTCGATAAACTCGCTAAAAGTCTGCGAATTTGCGTGCAAACGGACGACGCAGAACGCGAGCAATACTCCTGTCGCTCCGACCGGAGGAAGGATGGAGTTTGGGGTAAATCTGGTACTCGGAATGATAATTGCTAGCACTAGTAAGTAGACGATATAGATGATCAAAAAAGCAGCGAGGATGCTGAGGAGGGCGTAAAGAGCTACCGACGCTATCTCGCTCGCATCGATCCGACGCTTTGAACCAGCTTCCCGCATTTCTCTTCCTTTGCTACCCGCCAAATGGCATATGTGTGTACCTGACTGTGCCCTGGAGGCACCCTCTGTTTTGTCATCGGATTGGAGAGCTTAACCACTTGGGAGCCGACCGATCACATCCACGCGGTCGCACGTCCCAGTGGCGGGTACGACATCTAATTTTTCACCAACCGCGTATTTATCCATAGGCCTACCAAGTCTCACCGTCTGCTTGCAGGAATGCGTAATGCCCTTTTGCTGACGCTCGAAGACAATCGTGCCAAAAGTGAAGGTCTCGTAGTGCGGCTCAACGAACAGGTCCGCGATGACACCTCCGCGGCGGGACTGCTTGACTTTTTCATCCCACACTTCCTGAATTGTTGCGATGGAGTGGGGGAAATTACTGAAACGCCACGCCCGCAGGCCCATCACTAGAGCGCCGACGATAGCAAAGCAGCACACAATCAATATAGGCCAAGCAAACCTGAATGCGTCGAGCTTCGGATCGTTGTGCTGTCGATTAAGCATGGTGAAACTCCCCTGTTGCATAGCATTAGATGAGGCTACGGCAAAATAAAAGGAATCCATCCGATCGTCTCGGAACGTTAGAACGGACATGCAAGCCTCGCAGTGAAATTGACGACTCGACAGGGCCGGCATCATCTGGTTTCCATACGCTGTGGCGAGGGCGGAAGATGAACGAAATCGAAAATTTCATTGTGATTGTTCTAACGCTTGCCGCTGGCGGAGCGTGCGGCGCGTACAAATCTGGATCAGATTGGTGGCGCGGCAGTTCCACCATGGGGGGCTCATATATTTTGACCGCACTCGCAATAATGTTGCTAGGACGAAATGGGGTAATTTTTTCGCTCGTCTTGAACGTTGCAATCTTCGCGGTCTGTAGCATGGCATTAAAGATGAACCTGCGGCAGATGGTGATAACGTTCCTCGCCGGGACGCTCTCAATGCTCATTGCCGGAGCAATACTCGGTGCGTTATCCGCTGCGTTCGGGATCACACCATCACGCCTCAGAGGCGGGTGACCACATGACTGGACGGACGATACGTAAAGGCCCGCCGGCCGGCCGCGCATTTTTAAGACTCATTGCCACGTTCTGATCGTCCGGCTCTTGCAGTTTCAGCTGACTTCTGGAGATATCCTGCTTCGGGGAACGCAAGGGGCAAATGAGACATGATCCGGAATCTTTGGCAGCTTATAAACAACTACCGTCATCGGACTGAGCTTTGGGGGATTCGTGCGAGCCGTGCGCTACCTGGTACGTTACGACCCGCGCCGATCATGCTTTTGACGATGGCGTGGTATATTCTGGCGTGCCTCCCTCTGGCCCTAGCCCATTTTCTGTTAATTGGCCTTGGTGCGAGCGAGACAGTCGCCTACCTGATCATGATTTTATCCGCCATGGCCTTTTTGTTCGTCCTCATTCCCTGGTTCTTCCGTTGGGCTTGGATAGGTCTGAGCATGCAGTTCGGGGACTTCAAGAGCGCCGATGCGAAAGAAAAGCAACTCGTGGCCTGGACCGAAGCATATGAGGCCCGTCGCTCTTGA